GGTGTTGATGTGCCTGTAGTGGTGTATGATCGTGAAAAGGTGATCCAGAAGTTGATGGACAACGGGATTGAGACTTGTGAGGAAGCTGAGGAGTTTTATTACTACAACCAGCTAGGTGCTTGGGTTGGTGATGGGACTCCTGCGTTCTTGATTCGGGTAGACTAAAAAAAATGCGAAAACTGGCTTGGCTAACCCTGCTTATTTTGGTTGGATGTGCTGCGAGTTCTCAGCATTGTTGGGAAGGTTTGGATTCAATAGACGAGGTCTGTAATGAATCTTGATGCGTTGGGCACCTTACCCATGGAACGTCAACGTCAGATTCTCGAACTGATCGAAGAACTCAATGAGGCGAAGGCACGAGAGTCTTCTCATGAGGACTTCTTGGCATTCGTTAAAGAGGTTTGGCCTGCGTTTATTGAGGGCGACCACCACCGGGTTATGGCAGATGCGTTTAATCGTATTGCTACCGGAGAGTTGAAGCGGCTGATCATCAACATGCCACCAAGGCACACCAAGTCGGAGTTTGCATCCCACCTGTTTCCTGCGTGGTATCTAGGTCGGTTTCCGGATCGGAAGGTGATCCAGACGGCACACACAGCAGAGCTTGCAGTGGGGTTTGGTCGTAAGGTTCGTAACTTGGTAGGCTCCAAGGACTACGAGAAGATCTTCAGTGGTGTACGCCTGAGTGCTGACTCCAAGGCGGCTGGTCGCTGGAACACAAACAAAGGTGGCGATTACTTTGCTATCGGTGTAGGTGGTGCCGTGACAGGTAAGGGTGCCGACATCCTGATTGTGGATGACCCTCACTCAGAACAAGAAGCTGCACAAAACGACCCGTCTGTGTATGACCGGACGTATGAATGGTACACTTCGGGTCCGCGACAGAGACTACAGCCCGGCGGTGCGATATGTCTGGTCATGACACGTTGGTCCAAGAAAGATCTTACAGGCAGCATCCTCAAGGCATCCATAGAACGTGGCGGTAGTGATGAATGGGAGATCATCGAACTGCCTGCGATCCTGCCTAGCGGTAATCCGCTCTGGCCCGGCTTCTGGCCGATAGAACAACTCGAAGCACTGAAAGCAGAACTGCCTGTCGGCAAGTGGAGTGCTCAGTACCAGCAAGAACCGACTTCCGAAGAGGGTGCAATCATCAAACGGGAGTGGTGGAAGGAGTGGACCAAGGGGAAGCCGCCACCCTGCGACTTTGTTATCCAGTCATGGGACACGGCATTCCTAGCGAAAGAGACTGCTGACTACAGCGCGTGTACAACATGGGGTGTGTTCTATGGCGAAGACGGTGATGCGAACATAATTTTACTGGATGCATTGCAGGAGCGGCTCGAATTTCCTGACTTGAAGCAACGCGCATACGAGATGTACAAGGAGTATGAGCCTGATGCTTTTATTGTGGAGGCTAAGGCAGCGGGAAGTCCACTGATATTCGAGTTGAGAAGGATCGGTATACCAGTATCAGAATACACACCCGGCAGGGGTCGCGACAAAATCGCTAGGGTTAATGCGGTGTCCGACCTGTTTCACAGCGGTCGTGTGTGGGCACCCAAGAAAAGGTGGGCTGAAGAAGTGATAGAGCAGTTCGCCGCCTTTCCTGTTGGGGACCACGATGATCTGGTAGACTCATCAACACAGGCATTGCTAAGGTTCAGGCAGGGCGGCTTCATAAACTTGGAGAGTGATGAGCCTTGGGATGATTTATTGCCGACTAGGAAGGCGGCATATTATTGACTATAAGGTGTTATGTTAGCATAGTGTCTTAGGCGTTCAAGACAGAGAAGATTATACATGGCTGTAGATAAACCCCTACAAGATCTACTCAACCAAGACGATTTCGAGATGGGTCCAGAAGGACTCACCGTTATCGAAGAGGAGATGGTTCCTGAAGATACGCTAGTCACTGAGCTTGAAGACGGTAGCGTAGAGATTGACTTCGATCCAACTGCCGAAGAAGGCATGATGGATGTGGAGTTTGATGGAAACCTTGCAGAGGCCATGGAGGACAGTGACCTGCGGACACTTGCTGTAGACTTGGTGGGCAAGTTTGACAGCGACAAAAACAGTAGGTCTGACTGGGAAGAGACGTATGAGCAGGGTTTAGACCAACTGGGTCTAGAGATTGAAGAGCGCACCACCCCATGGGCAGGAGCATGTGGCGTATTTCACCCGATGCTTTCTGAGGCTGTGGTCCGGTTCCAGAGTCAGACGATTCAGGAGATCATGCCCGCCAAGGGTCCGGTCAGGACGCAGTGCTGGGGTACACAGACACGCGAACGCATGGATCAAGCGAAACGTGTGCAGGACTACATGAACTATCAGCTTCTCGAAGTCATGACTGAGTATCGGTCTGAAACAGAGAAGCTTTTGTTTAGCTTGCCACTAGCTGGTAGTGCATTCAGAAAGATCTACTACGATCCGTCGCTGGGCAGACCCACGTCCATGTTTGTGCCCGCAGAAGATTTTGTTGTTGCGTACAACGAGGCGGATCTAGAGCAGGCAGAGCGTTACACCCATGTAATGAACCGCAGCACAAACCAGATCAGAAAGTTGCAGGTCAGAGGGTTTTATCGGGACGTAGAACTGACCACAGGCTTTATTGAGGACAACCCGATCACTGACAAGTTCAATGATATCGGGGGCGTGTCCCCTTCAGGCGAAAGCGAAGATCGACATCAACTTCTTGAGATGCATGTCGATGTAGACCTGCCGGGCTTTGAAGACCCGGACGGGATCGCACTTCCTTATGTCATTACAATAGACAAGTCCAGCGACACGATCCTGTCTATATACAGGAACTGGGACGAAGAAGACGAGCACAAAACCAAGAAGCAGCACTTTGTGCATTACGGATACGTTCCGGGCATCGGGTTCTACAACCTTGGTTTGATCCACATGATTGGTGGACTAGCCAAGTCGGCGACCAGCTTGCTTAGACAGCTTGTCGATGCAGGCACACTATCAAACTTACCCGGAGGACTTAAGACCCGTGGACTCAGAATCAAAGGTGACGACACGCCCATCATGCCGGGCGAGTTCAGAGACGTTGATGTACCGGGCGGGGTTATTCGCGACAACATCACCTTCCTTCCTTATAAGGAACCTTCTTCGGTCCTTTACCAGTTACTGGGTAACATTGTCGAAGAAGGCAGACGTTTCGCGTCTATGGCGGATCTTAAAGTAGCAGACATGAACCAAGAGGCTCCCGTAGGGACCACTCTTGCAATCATGGAACGCGCCATGAAGGTGCAGTCTGCTATTCAAGCTAGGATCCATGCGAGCCTGAAGCAGGAGTACAAGATCCTAGCAAGGATCATTGCTGACTTTACGAGCCCAGACTATCCGTATGAAACGGATGCGGGCGAAGGTATTAAGGCTGAAGACTTCGATGATCGCATTGACGTGATTCCAGTCTCTGACCCGAACGCCTCAACAATGGCCCAGCGCATTATGCAGTACCAAGCCGCACTACAACTGGCGGCACAGGCACCAAACATGTATGACTTGCCGTTGTTGCATAGGCAGATGATGGAACTAATTGGTATTCCAAATGCTGACAAGGTTGTTCCAATTGGCGATGAAGTACCACCAAAAGATCCAGTTACTGAGAACCAAGCCCTGATGACTCAAGAGCCAGTCAAGGTTTACGAGTACCAAGACCATGACGCACATATGCGTGTCCACATGGTCCTCAAGAACGACCCTCAGATGGCTCAGGAAGTACAAAACAGCCCTGCGGGTGGTGCTATCATGGGTGCGCTGGACGCGCACGTTAGAGAGCATTTAGCGTTCGTGTTCCGCAGGCAGGTCGAAGAGGAGCTTGGAGCAGAACTACCGCCTATGGGTCAGCCACTACCAGAGGATGTCGAGAAGAGGCTCAGTACCTTGATCGCCGATGCAGCAGACCAGATGATGGGCAAGAAACAGCAGCAGGCGGCGGCTCAACAGCAGGCACAGCAACAGCAGGATCCGATCATTCAAATGCGCCAGCAGGAAGTGCAGATCCGCCAGCAAGAGCAGCAGCGGAAGACGCAGGCAGATCAAGCCAAGCAGATGCTGGAACAACAGAAGCTTGCGCTGCTTGAAGAGAAGCTGACGCAAGAGCAACGGTTGGATATAGCAGAACTTGGCCTAAAAGAGCAGGAGCTAAGAATTAAGGCAGAGCAGGAACAAGTACAGTTTGACGCATCACAAGAGCTAGAGGGGATAAAGTTGGGTCGAGAAATAGCAAAGGATAATGACAGTGAGTGATAGTGTTTTGTCGTTGCTCAAGAAAAAACTAAGAACTCAGATGAATGAATTAGCCGACCACCTTGCTGTAGGGTCTGCAAAAGACATGGAAGAGTACCGAAAGGTTACAGGTATTATTGAGGGCTTGGCTTGGGCAGAGCGAGAGGTCATTGATATAGAGGACAGGATAGAGGAGTTGTAATGCCTGTTAAGTCGCGTAAGTCTAAACCCAAAGCAAAGTCGCGGGTCAACGAGGCTGGCAACTACACCAAGCCGACAATGAGGAAGCGGTTGTTTAACAAGATCAAAGCAGGAACCAAGGGCGGCAAAGCTGGGCAGTGGTCTGCTCGTAAGGCGCAGATGCTTGCCCTAGAGTATAAAAAGAAGGGTGGGGGTTACAAAAACTAAATGGCTAAGAAGAAGAGCCAGAAGAGCTTGGACCGTTGGACCAAGCAAAAGTGGCGGACTAAGAGTGGTAAGCCTAGCGCAGAAACCGGGGAAAGGTATTTACCTGAAGGTGCGATTATGGCTTTGTCTGCTGAGGAGTACAACAGAACAACTGCAAAAAAAAGAGAAGATACAAAAAAGGGCAGGCAACACTCTAAGCAGCCCTCCAAGATAGCAAAGAAAACTAAAGCATACAGAAAAAAGTAACGTTAGGACGCAACGCTCGTTCGGAGCGCAACAATCAACAGAGAGATGGAATGACCACGCTCGCAGAAGAGGTATTGGACGAACAGCTACAGGAAACACAGCCACTCGTCGAAGATGG